AGAAGTTGCACCGGGTTCTATCTATCCTGTTAATCCTAAACCCGGACGCGCTTTACAGGAATCTTTCTTTGAACTCAAAACTGCTAATCTATCACCCGAGGTAATGCCATTCTTTGAGAAAGTTCAACAATTGGGTCAATTTGTATCTGGCGCGCTTCCTTCATTATTTGGTGGTCAGTTAGAAGGAAGTAGAACTGCATCAGAATATTCGATGAGTCGCGCGCAAGCACTTCAAAGACTTCAAAATCAATGGAAAATTTTTACAACTTGGTGGAAAGAAATATTTAGTAAAGTTGTACCTATGTTCATTGAAGAAATGCAAGAAGATGAACGCATGGTAGAGAAGAATGATTCAGGAGATTTCTTTAATGTATTTATTCGTAAAGCCGAAACGGAAGGAAAAATTGGAAGAATTGAATTAGAAGCAACAGAAAATCTACCAATTACATGGGGTCAGCAAAAAGATGTAATTATGCAATTGTTAGAGAATCCAAATCCTGAAGTTGCACGCGCGCTAATGGATCCTGAGAATATTAAGAATTTACGTGAAGCAATCGGTATTACCGATTTCGTCGTACCGGGTGAAGATGATAGAGAGAAACAATTAGAAGAAATTAGACAGTTAATGATGGGCGCGCCTGTACCCGGTGAACCACAAATGGATCCAATGACGGGTATGTTTGTACAGGGTGAACCAGAATCTAGCGTATCCATTGAACCATTGGTAGATAGTCATGATATACACGCAGCCGTATGTCGAAGATTTTTAGTAAGTGAGGCTGGTAGACAATTAAAACAAGATAATCCAGATGGTTATCAAAATATCTTGTTACATATGCAAGCGCATATGCTCGCTATGCCACCTATGCCTCCATCAGACGGAGGTGGTCAACCTCCAAGTCAGCCAGCTAAGAAAGGTAATGCAACACCATTAGCGGAGAAGGATAATGAAACTTCTGTTCAGTCCTAATGATTCTTCGGGAACTGGAACTGCGATTGAAGATAATAAAATGTCCCATGAGGACATGGTAGATTTTATAGGACAAGAAGATGGCGAAAAAGAAGATGCCGAAACCATTGAATTGGAAGAAAGTGAAGGAGATAGAAAGGGAGATAAAGAAACACGAGAAGAAACAAAAGAAGAAGACGAACAAGAGGAAGAACCAGAAGTAGATGAAGAAGAAATCGTGGTTCCGGTTCGGCGTAAAGAAATCCTTGCTAAGTACCCGAATATATTTAAAGATTTTCCGCATTTGGATCGTGCTGTCTATAGAGAACAGCAATACTCAGAAATTCTTCCAACGTTAGAAGATGCTAAAAATGCTGCTAAAAAGTCTGAATTATTGGATAGAGTTAACGGAGATCTCGAAGCAGGAGATACACGTAATCTTCTGCGTGCTGTTAAACAAGCTAATCAAGAGACTTTCGCTAATTTAGTTGATAATTATTTACCTCAATTACGTTCGGTTGATGAAAATGCCTATTATCATGTTCTATCTAATGTAATTAAACATACAATCCTCGCAATGGCGAATTCGAGTGATAGTGATACAAAACAAGCTGCTCAGGTTCTTAATCAATTTGTATTTCAGTCGGACAAATTTACTCCACCATTTAATCTTAGTCAGGAATCTGGTCCTAAAAGTCAAAGAGAACAGGCACAAGAACAGAGAGAAATTGAATTTAGACGAGAAGTATTAGACACACATGTCGAGTCTGTCAATACTAGAGTAGATAATGCTATTAAAGCAACAATTGATAAGAATATAGATCCGCGCGAGTCTATGAATGCATACACACGTAAACAAGCGATGCGCGATTGTCAGGAGGAGTTGGATGGCGAAATAGATAAAGATACTAGATTTCGTAATTTGTTAGATAAACTGTGGGAACAATCGGCTGAACAGGGATTTAGTCAGCCGTCACTGGACAGGATCAAATCGGCCTATTTGTCCAAGGCCAAAACATTGTTACCACAAATAATTAAGAAGATAAGAAGTGAAGCGTTACGTACTAAACGTAGCGTAGATATTGATGATGAACCTCGTCGTGGTCCATTACCTGTAGGCCAAACTAGGAAGTCTACTCCTAATCAAGCTAGACCAACATCTACAGGTAATGACAAGGAAAAGGCGAAAGCAATTCCAAAAGGAATGCGTTCGATCGATTACTTGATGCGTGATTAGGAGTAGACTATGGCTGTAGTTGAAGCCCAAGTAACGGCTCTAGAACTAGAGCGCGTTATTCCAAAGATCCGTGTTCTATTTGAACGTGACGATAAATTCTATGCGAACATCAAGAAGCGTGATGTTGAGAAGATTTCGTCACGTCAAATGCGCGTACCTCTCGAAATCCGTCCCGGTGGCGCGTTTCAGTACTTCGATGCAAATGGCGGGGATCTTGGTCGTGGTGACGGGCCGACTTTTGATAAGGCCGTACTTACGAGCGTGTTCCTGTCAGAAAACATCGAATATACGAAACTCACTCAGTGGAGCACGGATGACGACCGCAAATCGATTGTTAATGCGGTACGTCGTCTTACGGCTACTGCACTAGATGAGATGCGGCGTCAGTTAGATTCTCAACTAATGCAGGCTGGTGATGGTGTAATCGGTACAGTTACATCAGATACTCCATCTGGTGGACAGAATGTCATTAGTCTAGCAACTGATGGATTCGGTGCAAGACTAATGAGATACGGACAAACTGTTCAGGTGTTTGATTCTACGTTAGCTACAAATCGTGGTTCTGCAAAAATCACGACATGGGACGTAGAAAACAAAGTCATCAATCTGACACCACAGATTGCCAGCGTAGGTACTGGTGATAAAATTGTAACGAATGGAATCGCATCTCCTACTTCGTTACCGGCATTATTTGGAGTGCCGTATCACCATAGTAATGCTACTACTGGGACGTGGTTGGGTTTTCCGCGTAACACTACTCCGGAAATTCTATCCAATCGTGTTAACGCAGCGAGTTCGTCATTGGTACTGCCATTTCCACGACTTGCGATTAACAAGATTGGCAATCGGACGGGACTCGATAACGATTTTAGTCCGAACGCATGGATGCATCCCGCTCAAAAGCAGGCTTATGAAGAAATCGGACAGTTAGTTTCGATTATTCATAAGCAAGCTAAAGAAGAAGCATTGGATATGTACTTCGATTCAATGCAAATGGCGGGCGCGCCTGTTAAGTGCTCGTTTAACTGGGATAAAACACGCATCGACTTCGTTACAGACGATGTGTGGGGTCGTGCAGAAATTCTGCCAATTGGATTCTACAAGACGGATGGACGTAACATCTTCGAGATTCGTGGTCCGTCTGGTGGCGTCATGACAGCGGAAATCTTCTACATGGTCGTTGGAATGCAAACATTTGTAAGCAATCCACCGGCTACTGCTTACATTGATACACTAGCTGTACCAGCGGGGTATTAAAATGGCTAGTACAGCTACCGTGACAGCGAAAACCGGAGCCGGGGTATCAACTACGGCTCTGGTTCTGCAAAACGTATTAGAGTTTGGATTTGATTGTGCGGATACAGCTTGTTGGGTTCGCACACCAGAAACAACTCGATGGTTTGCAGGATTCACAACTATTACGGTCACAAAGAGTGGCAGCGATTATACGCTGACACTTGCTTAACTGGATCATTAGGTGGTTGGAGGTAAAAATGATTCCAGGTACTACGAGCAAACTAAGTGAACGTAGCTATGCGGCTGCAACCACGATATTCCCTAAAACGGACGTGGCATACATTACTGGTAGCACAGCCATTGCAACGATTGTTCCACCCTACGAAGGATTTTCAGGAATCCTATTTGTAGTGGCTACAACGACAGGGCTGACAGCAGTAACTACTGGTAATGTGCAGACTGCAGTTACTTTCACCATAAACAAACCTACCACTTTAATCTATTCAAAGTTGAATGCAAAGTGGTATTCTTCAACGTAGGAGTATCTAGCAATGGCTGATCGAGATTTTCAGAACTTTAGTACAGTACAGAGCAATCTACAGCCGGGGCCAGTTACTCTAACTGCTGCGGCTACACTTGCTCCAACGACATTCCTGACCTTAGTTAGTGGTAGTACTGCACTTGCCACCATTACGCCTCCCGTGACAGGTACGCACATGTTGGCATTTTCAGGCACTGCCACTAACTGGGCAGGAACGGTTACAACTGGAAATATTCTTGTTGCTTCAACACCAGCACAGAATAAGATTCAGTTGCTCGTATTCAATCCTTCAACGGCTAAGTATATGCCGGTGTAACATGGTGGGAGAAGTCAGTATAGCTCGCGCGGCCACTATAAATGGATGGATGAATATAGGCGAGCTATACTGGCTTGCAACACATGCTAAAGACGCTAAAATCGTTGTGGAAGCCGGTTGTTTGTATGGTCGTTCTACAAGAGCGTTATGTGATAATACTGATGGCTTTGTTCATGCTGTCGATCCTTGGAATGGTAATTACGGTAGGAATATTAGTAAAGATGGCACTTTCTATACATATCTAACTGTTGGAAGTAATGCAATATTTAATCAATTTTTGACTAATATGGCTGATCATCTTAGTTCAGGTAAATGTATGATTCATATTATGGAATTTCATGAATGTTCAGTTAAAGGACAACCAGATATGATATTTATTGATGCAAATCATGATTATGAAAACGTTAAACATGATATTAAACATGCATTATCTATGATGTCGCATGGTCTATTATGTGGACATGATTTCAATTCGAATTGGCCGGGAGTTGTAGAAGCAGTTACAGAAGAATTTCGAACAGGATTTGGTGTACACGAGTCAATTTGGTATGTTACATTATGATTGGAGATTACATGGCGAAGATAATGATTGGAATTCCAACATTGGAATACGCAAGAAGGGCGGACTTCTACGATTATATTAATATGATTGATAAAGAAGGACTAGAAGTAGGCATGACGTTCGCTCACGGTCAGTCACCCGCCCGCAATCGTAATATTATCATCGAAACTTCATTACAAAATGATTTCACTCATATTCTATTCTTAGATGATGATATGGTGCCTAGACCAGACATACTAAAACGACTTTTAGCACATGATGTAGATATCGTA